TGATTGGTCAGAATTAGAAAGATCTGTAAAAACTTCTGTACATTTTTTAGATAACGTAATTGATGCTAATGAATATGCAACGCCAGAAATAGAAAAAATGACTAAAGCTACTAGAAAAATAGGTTTAGGTGTTATGGGATTTGCAGATTTGTTAATTCAGCTGAAAATTAAGTATAATAGTATAGAAGGACATAAATTAGGTAAAGATATTATGTCTTTTATCAGAGACAAAGCTAATAAACAATCAATTAAGTTAGCTAAAGAACGAGGTACTTTCCCTGCATGGGATAAAAGTAACTATGGTGAAGATGAGAAATATAGAAATGCTTGTCGTCTAACAGTTGCACCTACAGGAACTATCTCTATGTTAGCAGATACTTCTAGTGGAATTGAGCCAACTTTTGCATTGGCTTGGAAAAAATCTAATATATTAGAAGGACAAACTTTATATTATATAAATAAATATTTTGAGACAGATGCTAAAGCACATGACTTCTATTCAGAAGATTTAATGGAGCACCTATCTCAAGGAGGGTCATTACAGACTAGAGATGATGTACCAACATGGGCTAAAGAAATATATGTCACAGCTCCAGAAATATCTGCAGAAGATCACGTTGAAATGCAAGCAGTTTTTCAGGAAGATTGTGATTCTGGAATCTCAAAAACAATTAATTTTCCTAATGAAGCATCCATCAATAATGTTGAGTCAGCTTACTTATCAGCTTGGAAACTTGGTTGTAAAGGTATTACAGTCTATAGAGCAGGAAGTAGAGAAAAAGAAGTTTTGGTTAAAGGAACAGAAGAAAAAGAAGAAATTGTGAATGATCAATTAAATTTTTTCAATTCTATACAAATCCCCTTTAAACCTATTTCATCTGATTGTTGTGAGTCTCCTCAAATTATTATGGAGTCAGGTTGTGAGACCTGTAAAACATGTGGGTGGAGCATGTGTCATGTGGCATAAAATAAAAATAAACAGTAAAGTATAGAAAATAGGAGGTCAATTATGGCTATAGGAAGTTTATTAAGAGATAGAGATATCCAATATGTTGCTTTAAAAGATGAAGCAACTAAGACTTGGAGAATATTAGATTCGTGGAGTGATGCATTAAAAGATTTAGATGCAGAAGATGACATTCCAGATGATAACGATGCAGTACAAATTATTACAGAGGCAGCATTTATTGCTTTAATTAAAGAGGCAACTAGGCTTGGTGTGTTAGAAAACGCTTCATTAGGTGGAAATAATGTAAATGAGGATGATTTACTCGCCTTAGAGCGTGAAAATCAAGAATTACACGAAAAACTGTCGAAAATCGAAGGAAATGTAGTAAAATATAAAGAGGAACCAAAAAAACCTCAGTACTCAGAGAATTATGCAATAAAAGACAGAGCTATTCAGGCAATTATTAATTTAGCAGGTATGGCTGATGTTGAAAAAATTAGCGAGGATAAGTAAAAAATATGGCTAAAATATCAGAATTTCTTCCAGATGTGCCTCAAGTAGCTAAGACTATTTCAAATTTGAACGAACAGATTAATATGTTACAGCTTATGAAATCTGCTGGGGATACTGGACAAGCTCCTACTATTGGGTTGGATCATGTAGTCAATACATGGGTTCGACATCAAATGGCGTATCGCCAACAACTTGTAATGGATTTACAGACTATTACTTTTTCTGTACAAGAAATTAGAGGTCCATTAACACATATTACAGGTGAAGTATTTAGAAGGGGTATGAAAATTGTCCCAATAGTTAAAAACCCAGATAAAGCTCAACTAACTAGATTTAGTAGATTTTTAACTGATGCGAATGTATTTGACCAAAGTTTAGAAGAAGTATTAAGACAATTCCATTTTGATGTTAATTCAATTGATGATGGATTTTTATATTTAGCTAAAGAATATGAAGAGTTGGGTGATGGTAAAATCGGTGCTAAAGTTAAAGAAATAAGACGTTTAAACCCAGCTTTAGTAGAGTTTGATTTAGATGCTGCCGGACTTCCAAAAAATGCTCATTTTATTTGTCCATTAGACAGAACTGATATAGCTGAAGAACCGGGCAAATCTAAAAAAGGATATAAAAGAATTCCTGCAATGTATAAATACTATCACAGGAATCAACATATGTATTTGGCAGATTCAGAAGTAATACATTTATCTAAATTCTCACCATCTGAAACTTATGGATGGTCTCCTATTTTAACAGTGTTTGAAAAAGCATTGACTCTAATAGGTATGGATAAAAATTTATATAGATATTTCTTTGAAAGAAAAATGCCAGCCTCTATGATTATGGTAACTACTGATGATCCTGAGAGTTTGAGAAGAGAAAGAGCTCATATTGCAGCTCAAACTAGACTTGATCCAAACTTTATTCCTATGGTAGCAGTATCATCTAGAAACAATAGAGGTAGAGTTGATATGGTAAGATTGTTCCACACTCTTCAAGAGATGGACTATATGCCAATTAAACAAGAAATTAGAGAAAGAATTGCATCTATGTGGGGAGTATCTCCTACATGGCAAGGAACACCTGAAGCATTTGGTGGTTTATCAAACACTACACAAAACTTAACAGTAATGAGTAGAGTGGTAGAATCAGATCAAAGACTATTCCACGACAAAATTTTTCCTGAATTGTTTAGAGCTTTTGGAATTACAGATTGGGAAATTGAATTACCACAACCTGAAGAAAAAGCTGAAGCAACTATTATTTCCCATGCTCAACAAAAAGTTGCAATTGCAAATCAATTAGCACAATTAGGCTTTACTATTGAGTTGAAAGACCCTGAAGTAGATATAAAAGAGGCTGAATTTCTAGTTAGTGGAGAAGCAGTTCCAGCAGCTAAGATGCAAGGAGAACAACAAGCAATGCAATTAGAACAACAACAGCAGCAAATTGAACAGGCTAAACAGCAGGCTGAAATGGCTCAAATGCAATCAGCTATTGAAGAGGGAGCTGGTGAAGAAGGTGGTGAAGAAGGCGAAGAAATGGAAAAAAGTATCCGTGGATTTAAAGATTTAGATGAACTTCTTGACTATAAACCAAAGGAAAAAGCAGAAGATGAAGAAGATGAAGAAGATGAATATTCACATGTGGAAGAAGTTGAAGATGAAGAACATGATTATTAGGAGATAATATGGTTTGGATACAGAAACAAGGTAGAGAGGGCTTAATCCCCAAAAAAATTTCTGAAACTGTTCACCCTAAACAAGGGCTTCCATTTGAACGTAGAACTACTGTGTATGTGAAGCCAGAAGTTCCTGAGTTTGTAAATGAATGGTTAAATAATTTTGATTCTAAAGTTCCAATTTATTTAGTTGGAGGTTCAGTTAGAGATTCTATATTAGGAAAAGCTCCAAAAGATGTAGATGTAATTACTTTTAGTCCTAAAAAAGATGTAGAAGCAGCTCTTAAAACCGTTAAAACAAAATTCTATCAAGGTGGTAAAAATTTACCTAATTTAGTTACTGCCAATTTAGGTAAAAACCAATTGATTGATATTTTAAGTACGGACACAGATATCGAAACTGAATTAGTCAGAAGAGATTTCACTATAAATGCAATGGCTCAAAAACCTAATGGAGAAGTTATTGATCCTTTTGGAGGACGTAAAGATTTAAAAGAAGGAATTTTAAGATCACCTAAAGATGATAGTGATAAAGTTTTTAAAGATGATCCTTTAAGAATGTTTAGAGCAGCACGATTTATTGGGCAGTTAAATTTAAAACCCCATAGTTCAGTTACTGATGCTATTAAAAAACATAGAAGTTTACTTGAGGATTTACCAAAAGAAAGAATTGGAAAAGAACTTGGACTTATATTATTTTCAAAAGATCCAACTAAAGGATTAAACTTTCTAAAAGAAAATGATATTTTAAAATATATTGACCCAGCTTTGCAAAGAACAGTTGGATTTGTTCAAAATATGGATGGACATGATAATGATGTCTGGAATCATACAATGAAAGCTTTAGAACATCATATTAAACAAGATGAAAAATATCCTGATTTAACTACCAGACTTGCAATATTATATCACAATGTTGGAAAACCTGCAACTGCCGATAAAAATAATAGTTCGTTTAATAACTATGAAGGAGTGGGGGCTCAATTAACTGAAGAAGGACTTAATATGTTACGTTTTCCTGCTGATATTGTAGATACAGTTAGAAAATTAGTTCAACACCACACTTCTCCTAAAACTGCTAAAACAGAAGGAGATCATAGAAGAATACAACTTAAATTAAGAGATGACGTAGCGAAATTAAATTACTTAGCTACTGCTCATGAAGTTGGTAAAGAAGGAAATACAGATGCAGATACTTCACATATTGTAAACTTTCAAGATAGAATTGATAATTTAGAGCCTGTAGAAGCTGAAGGTGAAGGTTCCTCTAATCTTTCTCCATTAAGTGGTAAAGAAATAATGGATGAACTTGATATTAAACCTAATAGAAAAGGTGGTGGGCAACAGATAGGACAAATTAAAGACTATCTCAATACTTTAGTTATTGAAGGTGAATTAAAACAATCTGATAAAGAGACAGCTTTAAAAAGAGCAAAAGCATACAATTCAACTTTCACAAAAAAATCCAATAATGTTTTAAAAAATTGGTTAAATATATTAAAAGCTGATGATGATGGGATAGATATACATCCAGAAACTGGTGAGGTTTCTTGGAAAGTAGATAAAGTAGCCCATAGAGAATCAATAGAAAATAAACAAAGTGAATTATTTGATAATAAAAGACGTAACTTAAAGTTAGTTCCAAGAAAACTTACAGATAAAAATGGTAAGGAAGTTACACGATGGTGTAGACCGGGTTGGGAAAATGTACCTCAATCTGAAGGTGGTATGGTCACAGATCCTAACTCTATGTATTTTGGAAAATTCCCTATAAAAACTCATGGACATGATCCTTTCGATCCTAACTCAATGACAGAAACCAAAAAGGGTGACAAATTTATTACTGGTGTTAGATTAGCTCACGAAGATGACAATCATGATACACATAAACACTTCACAGGTG